CATTTACATTTTCATCAATTAATAACAACCTATCTTGCTGGTCAATTATCGTTTGTAGATTAGCCCCTAATGTTGCTAGTTTGCCCTGTAACTGCGACACATCATTATCTGCTAGTTCTTGTTTAATTAACTCAATCTCACTCAAAAGTTCTTGTTTGTTTGTTACAACTTGTTCTTGAAGAGGCGTAATGTTTGGTATCTCATTCAACTCTACAGACTCAAGCCGTGAATACAAACTGCTTGCTGTCCATACACCGCCACCCAAGGTTGTTGCAAGACTAAACAAAATTGCAATGTACACACCTTTAAAGGATGTGCCGCCAATTTTTAACTCAGTCTCTTCTAGGCTCATGTGTTATCACTTTCTTCATCTTCACAATCAATTTGATACATGAAGCAATTAAACCCTAAAGCCGTTGGGCCAGTGTTGTAGAACAAACTCTCGTAACCAGTGTTAAGAATTTCAGTTTCCGTTGCATAAATGTCTAGGCCGTAATTACCCTGCCCATTAAGATACACACTGCTGACTGTCTCGCTAGATGCCCAAGCTAATTCAACAGCTTGGTTAGTAGAACTGTAAGTAAGCGTGTTATTTTCGACGCGAGTGTTGTTGTCCATTGCACCTTGATCTAAAAATGCTACCGCTTCTGGGTTCCCTGCTACAGCTAAGAAAGCTCCTGCCGCGTTAGCGTGTTCTTCAATATCATCTAGACTTTGATTGTAAGTATCAGCGTCCTCTTGAGAAACTGACATATCATTCTGCGCTATGTAGTCTTGGACTTCTGCTTGATCATCGGGGGTTTCAGCCGTTTCAGCGCGTTCTGCTACTTCCTGTACCTCAAGCATATCAACCACTACAGTAGTAAATTCCTCAATAGCATCTTCCATTGCATCGAGTTCACTTTGCGCTTGCTCGTTGAGGTAATCTTCAGCAGAACCATAAGGCAGGTAATTAACCATGCCAGACAAAGCAGAGTTGTAAGCAGTGACTTGCTCGCTAGATATGTAATAGTTTCCTGAAAGCTGTCCGCTAGAAATACCCATGCCTGTCTGAGATGCGTGGATTGAACCTCCAACAAACATAATGCCTTTATCTATCTGATCAACGATTGCGCTAGACGTTTCTATTAGAGTGTCAAGCTCACTTGATTGAACGCCTGAACATAACAGACACAAGCTCATCAGAACCGCTTTCTTCATTTTCATCATCATCTGTTCCTATCCCTAAAATTGAGTTGTACCATTTTTGCGTGTCGCTGTATTTCGGCGTTGGTGGCTTTTTAGACCATGTTGCAGTGCGTTTTACTGCTACTTCACCATAATCAGGGATGTACAAATTAGGTTGTGTTTTCATTAACAGAAAAGCACGTTTACCTACAACTAGTTTTCCGCTGGCTATTAAAGGACAGGGGGTTGCTGAAAGCATCATTGATCTAAAGGTTTCAACACTGCCTTGGCAAAGACGACTGATAGCCGCTACTTTCATTCCTAAATCATTTAAAAGCTTGGCATCCCTGCGACGATTACAATCAACATCTTTTTCGTAAGAGCCATCTGTATAACCAATCAGTCCTGTTTGGATACTACGGCCTGATCCTTGCAGACACGTTTCCATACCGTTAGACATATAACTAGGGGCTATCGCTGAACCTACTGGCATTGATGAGCTAGATCCTGCGCCATTGTAAGTATTGCTTACTGACTCATCCTTGCTATTGTTGTTACTACTAACTACTGATCCTACGGTGTTTGTGTTGAGCGATCCATCTTGCGTATTCTGACTGTCCGTATCGCCCATTGGTTCTTCTTGTGCAATTAATGATCTGCTTAAAAAGAATATAAAAATAAGAACTTTTTGCATTTTGTATCAATTATTGTTTTGTGCTTGATTAATCCTATGCATTACTTTCTGCCTGTAAATGTTTTTACCGTATCACTTTCCCAAATACGTATACCTGTATAAACGATTGTAAACAATGCCGCGATAGGAGGAAGAATCCCTGCTAGGCTGAACACAGCCGTCGAGCCAGCTAATACATCCAGTGTATCTTTCGTTACGTCTATCATTTCAGGTCCCTCTTTAGGCATGATAATATCCAATTAGTTAAGAAACAGGCTGTCTCCAGATTCCACCAAACCGTAGAACCGTGCTTGATCCAGAGCCAAACTCTCCAGTCTTAACACCAGCCCTATATCGCATTGCTGGTTCAGGCTCAAACCCTACCGCCTCTTCTATACCAGTAAAGGTATCCACATCATGCCAAGTAGATCCATCTATACTTCTTTGTACGGTAACTATGTTTCCATTAGCAAACGTGCCTGAAGCTGAAAAGTTAAAATATCCGTCAAAAAATACTGTGCTAGTAAAAGTATTCTCAGCGGTAATAGTTGCTGTAACATAAGTTGTCATTTTAAAATCCTTCGTTGCGTTTAATTAATGTTAGGCCGCGTTATTAGACCTAGATACTTCAAGCCAATTACTGCCAGTGTATATAAGAACTAAGGCATCATTGGCATTATCCATAGAAAAGTCACCTTCTAGCTTTAAGTTGCCAGAGTTGTCTTTTGCAACAATAGTTCTTGCATTATTTTTAGGCTTTAAAATTAACATCTGCCCTGCACGACCACCATTGACTGTATCTAAATCGTCAGTAGATGCACCGCCTTCTGTGTCAACAGACAAGAAAGAACCCACAGCCGTAATGACTCCAGATGCAACAACAACTTCAATAGGGTTATCGCCAAAGTTTAAGCTGTTTGCCTGTACATTGTTAAATGTAGGGTTTCGCCCAAAGACTCCACCGTATTGTTTAATGCTCATATCTATTTCCTATTATTAAGCGTTGTTGGAACGGCTTAGTTCACACCAATTACCGCTACTATTTTTAATCAGCACAATTTTGTCGTTTATAGTATCTAAAGAAAAATCACCTGCTAACTTAAGGTTTCCACTACCATCCTTTAATACGACAGTTCTTGACCCGTTGTTAGCTGTACAGATTAGTATGTCACCAGAGCTACCACCATTAATAGTATCCAGATCATCAGTAGATGCTGAACCCTCAGTGTCAATAAATGCGTTAGCCCCAGTGACAGTGATAACACCGCTTGCTATTGTAACGCTCGACTGGTCAACAAGACGTATGAAATTACCTATGTTATTAAGAGTAGTGTAGTTCTCAATCTTTGTAGCAGAAGAAGATCCATCGAAATATGCAAACTCTAGCTTATTGATTCCATAGTTCTCTAAGTCCGCATCAGAAGAGTACACAGCTTTAGTAATGTTCTTCTCTGACCTGACACCATTTAAACCAACAGATACTCCCTCGCTAAGCTCTAAGTCACTATCAGTCATATTGACGAGATAGAAGTTAGTTGGGTTTAATCCATTAATAAATCCAGCAGTAGAAAGGCTAACTGTGTGGCTACTTCCTGAACCTGTTAAGGTTGGAGTTGATCCAACAGTGGTAGTATAATAAAACTTAAACCCATCTTTTGCATCATTTAAAGAGACATCGAATTTTAACGCGTCGTAACCTGTGCCTCCTTGTATTGCAGTTACCTGTTGAGCAAGCGAAGTGTAGGTTGCACTTGGTATACTAACTGTTGTTACACCGTCACTAACTACAAGAGTTGTTGTTTCTGAAGCCGTAGCTGTTGCATTATATATTGCAATTAACGCATTAACTCCTTCTGCATCGGCAGTCACAGCCCTAACAGAAGTTTCAGTTGCAACAAATGAAGGTTGTTGAGTTCCATTTCCTGCTATTTTAAACACACTAAAGTGACTTGCTTGTCCTGCCCCTGTACCAGTATTTACACCTAGCTTGTTAATATGTACGCCACCTAGGACTAAAGAGCTAGAAGTTGTTAGATTTAAAAAAGACCCTGCTGTAGCTGAAGTAGGCGCAATAGTGACATCTTCAACGTGAATAGAATCAAACACTGCGCCACGTATATTCTGCATATACATAACTTCGTTAGCTACTACGTTACAGGCTTCTATGTTTAATTGATTGAAGGAACTGTTTGCTCCCTCTCTGTAATCAAACGCTCGATTCATTAATATGCCATCGCCCCTTTGGTTAGCAAAGTAACAGTTGTTCCAGAGACATCCACTGTTGGCTGAACCGCCAGGATTTAGCAATACAAATGATCCATTAATTTGTCGGCAGTATATGTTTTCAAATGCCGCACTAAAAACGCCACTTTCTGTAGCATTCCAATCATTTTCTATACCAGAGTAACCATTCCTTAAAGACATATTACGTATGGTATGCCATCCTTTTCCTTTATTATTATCACCATCTGTTTCAGGCCAATACAATAGTGCGCCCTGTCCAACATTAGAGCTTGTTCTAGCTGATTCTATCTCTAACTTGTTAGGTAAGGAAGTGTGCTGAATAGTAAAGTTATCAATAGTAATACGCGGATATCTCATTTCTAACACAGGACTAGTTGTGTTAGTACGTTTAATTTTACTATCTACTCTACTCTCACCATACAAGCGTTGCCCTGCTGTTGTAAGGTATATAGTAGCTGATACTTTATAATCACCAATAGGAATGTATACTGATTTGCCTGTATTCAAAGCGGCCTGTATAGCGGCAGTATCATCTGTATCGTTGTCACCTGTTGCGCCAAAGTCTTTAACAGAAACGCTTTCTTCAAGTTTTGCTTGTACTGTTGTTGCAACTGATCCTGTCTCACTGCGTTGATACGAAATATCACTAGCCGCTGTTGGTGTTACTGCGCCAGCTTCAGGGGAGCCAGTAGAAGCATTGAAATACAAGTATTTTCCTACGCGATCTGCTTTAAGAGGAAGAGACATTGATACTGTAGGCTCTACTTCTTGCAAACTTATACTGCGATCAAGAGAATTTTCGTTCTGAACCGCACCAATGTAAATCTTATCAAAGTCTTCGTTGACATCTGCGGCAAGAAAGTCACCACTGTTCTGATAGTTGGTAGTACGATCTAATGGCATATTAAGAACAAGGCTTACAATCTGCCCTGCGCTTGCACCGCTATCTAAAACAACAGTACCACCAGTCACCGTACCAACATTGTTTACAGTGTAACCAGAGGACAATAAGACA